TCAGTTGAAAAATAATAAGCTAAACCTCTAGTTTGATCTACATAGACACCTATAATTTCTTGGTTAATATTAGAATTGTTAATTCTTAATTCATTACCTAATATAGACTCTAAAGCACCAACATCACTAGCCTCAGACCTAGAAACTGCTACGTTTAAAGCATCTCTGTATTCGTTGTTTGGTATTAGTCTCTCATCTAGATCTTTATTCATCTTAGACTTAATGAAACTATTTTTAGCTTCTGCCATGTATTATGATTTTATCCATTTAGATTTACCTCTCATAACTTGAACTATTTCATCAAGCTTAATATTAGATAATCTTATTTTAGCGTTTCTTAATTTAGAACTTTTTTCTTTTCTAAGTCTTTGTACTATATATTCTGGCTGACCTATTCTAGTAGATATTATAGCATGTAATATATAAGCATACATTGCTTCTTCCGCTAACTTAGGAACTCTACTGTCTAAATCATATGCTAATCCATCTGATATGTATTCTAGTATAATTAGTCTACCAACTAAATTGCTAGAGAAAGATAATTTACCTTCTCTTTCATTTAAATTAAACCAACCATTTACTTGAGAGTATTGAGGATCTAAGCCATACATTTCACCGTAGCCAGAACCTATAACATTACCCATATCGTCCCAATTGTAAGCCCACATATCATTAGTAAAGTCATTTGTAAAATCTCCATTTATAAATTGTTGATTTGCATTATGCCATCTATCTTGTGTTATAGACGTACCCTCTGTGTCATTACCAAAATTATCTTGTGTTGGTATACCAGCAGAATCTTGTGTTTGTGTATAGTAAGGACTTATTGTTAAGTTATTTGTAGGATATATAGGGTGTTTAACACCTAGTTGATCTATATAAGACATTTTAACATAGTTAACAAAGTCTTGTGGTAAAACTAATGTTAAACTAGCTGGCACTGTTAATTCAGCTGATTTAATACTTTTTAAAGTATCGTAGCTAAATTCTTGCATAGCTCTTTTAGCGTGAAATATAACATCAGTTCTATTTACATTAGGTATTAATTTATTTTGCCCAACATATGCAACTAAAAAGTTATTTATAACATCATTAACTTTAGTGTATTGGTAACTACCATAGTTATCTTCTACTGTTTCACCATATGCTTTTTCAGCCTCAGTGTTACCGTATTTACCACCTGTTAATATAGTTAGTTGAACAACGACATAAGCATTAGCGCTAGGCGCAGCGTCAAGATTTATTGTTCTACCGTCACCACCTACAGACATACTTGTAATCCATTCAGACCAAGACCCAGATATACCTGAAGGACTTGTGTAAACTTTAAAGTTATTTAAACCATAATTTGGATTAGCTGGATTCCAGTCACCTAATATAAGTTCAGTATTAAAATCTGTTACAAACTTCTGGTTAACACCTGACGCAGCTGCTCTAAATCCTTGTGATCCTTGATAATACTGTTGAGCATTTTCAGTTATTAATCCGTTACTTTTAGGTTGTATAGCCATCGTTTATTAATTTCTTTCGTTTTGAGCTTCTTGTGCTATTTCACTAGCTGCAGCTTGTACTATTGTTGGATCTTTTATCACTATACCAGCGTATAATAATATTTGTATTATTACATTAACTTGCTCTGTTGCATCTAATTCAAAATTAACAGAAGTTGCTGGATCCCAAACATAATACCCTGAAGAAGAATCAAAGTTCCAACTAGGATTTGCTGGTTTTTTAATATAACTAGCTTTAACGCTATCACTTATTGTTTGAGGGTGTATAATTACTTTGTTTTGTTCAAATAAATAAACTGGGAAATATTCAACAGGTTTACTTATTGGTGACATATTTAATAACGCTAACTCGTTTCTTTGTATAGGCTGTACAACTCTATCATCTTTATATAAAACAGTTCCTAGTTTATAAAAATCTTGAGGGTATAAAGTTATAACTATATTATTAGCCGTTCCAGTAGGTAAAGAGCCTGCTGTTAGACTAAATACACCTCCTGATATAGTGAAGTTTGTGTAAGCTAAGCCTTGGTAAGTAACAACAACAGTGCTGTCTTCTACTTGACTTTGAGTTATAGATGTTAAGGGATATGTTATTTGATTTGTTACAGTTGATATTAACTGTGTTCCGCTTGCCGCACCTGAAGAAGTTGGTAGCGTAAAAAAAGCTGGATTTGTTCCAGCTGGTGCATTATAAGTACAATCACCTATTTTTTTAAAAGCGTCTAACTTTTCTTGTACTGTTTTGTAGCGATTTCCATATTCGCTTTCATTTTGTGGCACTCTAATCTGTTGATTTAAGGTCTCAAAATAATTATCTAGCACATCAAGTTGAACCTGAGTAGCTAGCTTATTAAACTCATTAGGTGTTAAATAACCTCTTTGTTCCTTATTTATTATCAACAAGACTGTTTTATAAACTTGATCTACGTTTATTGCCATTTTAATTTGTTTATTATAATATGGGCCCGAGTGAACGAGCCCTATATTAGTATTACATGTTATTTAAGTTTTTTCTCGATAGACTTAAATATTTCAACACCTTCGTCTGTTTTCAAGAAAGCGGCAAATGCTGAATAAGGATTCTCTTCAAAAGGAACCGTCATTAGTTTTTTACCGTTTGATGCCCAAGTAAACGAGCGTTGATCTGGAGATAGCCTAATAATGTTAGCTTCAGTTGCTTTTATTCCTAAGTTTCTAAGCTGTACATTGTCATCTTTAGCTAATTCTACAAATAAAACTGGATTTCTTTTAGCAAACATTAGTAAGTCTCTTTTTACTTCTTTAGAGCTTAGCTCGTTTACTTTAGATCCAACTTCAACTCTTAGTATTGCTTCACATTGATCAATATCTAAAGATAAAGCCATATTCATAGCTTCTATCTCGTATTCTAAATCATATAGTTCTTCTTTAGCAATCTGCTGAGGTTTTAATTCTTTATATAAGTGATTTCTTGATGGGTGATATAAAGATAGCATTTTTTGCAATGCTTGATATCTTTTTTCTACTCTTAACACACCGTTTTTAAATGTGATGTGACCCATTGTTGATTCACCTTTTTGTTCATCTACAAATGATGAAGCTTGATTGGTAGCATATTTTAACTCTCTTTGAGAACCTAGCTCTTCATCAAACCACAATAAAGGATGCTTCGTCGTGTGCTTGCTTGGTAACGTAAGTGTTAATGGAGTTTTACTACCTGTTAGATAATAGTTTCTATCTTTTATTTCCCAACCATCTGGTTGAGTTGTTTTTTGTTTTGCCATGATATAATATAATTAAATAATTTATAAGAGTAATAATTACCCCCGTAGTTACAACGAGGGTAAGAATTACATTTGTTGAATCAATTAGATTCCTTTGAATAATACAAAGTTATTCGCAGCTTGAGTTACTAAACATCTTTCTGATAAGAAGTTTACTTCCATTGCATCTAAAGATGAAGTGAAAGCACCACCTACAGAACCAGTTAACCAAGACTTCATTCGTCTGTCATCAGCTTGTGAAGCTCTATAACGTACGTGTAAGAATGGTCTTCTAATGTTTGTTCCTAAGATTTGATCGTATACTGTAGAAGTTCCAGCTGGTACTAATACACCTTCAATAGATGCAGGTCCAACTAATCCTCCACGAGTAGAAGCATCGTTTAAGTATTTCCAGTCAGTTTTGTAGAAGTCATAAGAACCTCTTCTGAAACCAGAGAAACCTAAATTTAAAGCCATTTCCTCAGAATTTTCAAATAATCCAAAAGCAGTACCTCCAGCGAATCCACCAGAAATAGAAGCTAACATATCGTCAAAATCAAGAGCAGTAGATCTGTTCAAGAATAACATGTTTTCTTCAATAGCTCCTTGAGTATCTAAATTCTTTAGTATAGCATCAAAAGCGTCTAACCCAGCAGCAGCAGTAAAGCCTACTTCTACGTTACCTCTATCTTGGATAGCAGCAAATAAACCTTGAGTACCACCTTGAATAGCAGGTACAACACCAGCTGAATTAAGCTCGCCTTCAACCATTGCCATTTCTAAGTAATCTTCAAATCTAAGTCTTGTTTCAGACTCAGCTTTTAAATACCATAAGTATCCACCAGTTCCATCTTCAGTAGCAACTTCTACCCAACCGATCTGAGCAGTGTCAGAACCGTTTACAGTATATTGGCTTCTAATGATTATTGGAGAATTTACAAACGTACTGAATGCAGGATCCACAGTTACCATAGGATTAGCATTTTGATCAATAACGTTTGCTCCAGCTACAGCGTTAACAGTAGAGCTTCCTTTTTGGAAATCAGAACCATAAACAAATATCTTTACTGTTCCAGTTAAACCATTTAAGTTAGCTACAGTATAAGGTTGAATTGTTAATTGCCCTGGGTTACCAGCAGCACCAGCAGCGCCTGTGTCAGAAGCAGTTACTAAACATTTTGCTTCACCACCGAAATCATCCATTACAACAATTGTTGAGCCTGGAGAGATTACGTTTAATATTGGCACAGCAGCATTAGCAGCTGTAACAGGTATTGTTAGTACTAGACCACCACCACTTATTACTACGTTTTCGTAAGAGATGTGTAATCTGTTTTGTTCAGACCAAATTACTTGATCAGATGTCATTGGCATTTCTGCGCCAACCATTCTTAAGAAACCAGATAAAGTTCTGTTTCCATATCTTTCTACTTCTGCTTCGTAAAGCTCTGGTAAATATTGTTGTGAAAAATTCACACCATTTGCTCCAGCGAAGTTTAAGTAGTTACTAGCCAACGTTTGTTGACTTTGACTTGGTGTAATATCACCAAATTGAGGACTTAAAGCCATAATTTAAAATTTTTTTTTAGTTAAACTTTTTTCTTTTAATTTTTAATTTTGTTGAGTCTAATCCACTAATAGCTTTTACTTTTAATCCGTTTATAAAAACATTTCCATCGGCAACTTGCCTAGGTCCGTCTTGTGATGGGTTCTTGGAAGTTTGAATAATGTCTTTAACACCATCCGCTTTTCCTTGCTCGTAAAAATGATGAGCGATTTTATCAGCATTCATAGCAGCATACATAGCTTTATGGTAACCCGCTGGATCGGTTAAACTACCTTCTTCATTAGTATATTTACTAACAAAGTTTTGTACGTCAACCTGCGTTTCACCCACTTTACTAGGATCTTTAATGCCGTATCTAAATTTCTTATCACCAACATTGAAGTCAAAACCTTTGAATTCGTTACTGAAAAGCTTTTTTGTACGATCTCTAAAATCACCGTGTAATCGTGTTGCAGTTTCTTGTTGCTGCTTGTATTGGTCGTAAAAACTAATTGCCTCTTGTTGTTCTTGAGTAACGCCCGGTCTCAACTTGATCTCGTCGTAATATTTACTTTTTGAACTTTCAAGAAATTGTTTAGCATTTGCAACCTCTTCCTTAAACGCAAGTTTTTTCTTGCGTATATCTCTTGGCTCGTCTACATCTTCATCAAACTCAAAATTATCTTCCATTAAGAAGCTAATCTCTTCTTGATCTAAATGAGGTTTTGCCTTTGTATAGTATTCTCTTAAAACATCTTTAGGACTGTAATCACTGTAGTCTTTGTTTAAAGCTACATAATCTTGTACAGTTCCACCAGTTTCTTCCATAAATGAAACTAGCTTTTCTATGTTTTCTGGTAAAGGTTTGCCTAAGACTTTTTCATCTCTTTTAGCTTCTTCAACATCTTGTGTTATCTCCTTTACCTCTTCTTCTGTTATTTCTTGGATTGGTGTAATTTCTTCAATAACCTCGCTGGACTCTGGTATTTGTTTGTCCACTTTAGTGCTATCTCCGGTTTGTTCGCCCACATCCACTGTCTCTGTTTCTCCGATTTGAATGGCATCGTCTTTTTCTTTTAATGCATCTTTAGGAATTGTGACTTTTGTAACCTCAGGCGTAACTTCACCCTGAGCTTCTGGTTTAGTAAGATCTACTTTTATTAAGTTATCTTTACCTTGATTTCCTAAATTTTTAGGTTTCTTTTTTTTGATTTTAAACTCACCTTCTTGCTTGACAGGTTCGTTTACTTTTGTTTCTTCTGACATGATAAAATATTATATAATTATTAAATGTTAACTAGGCGGCATCATATTTTGTAAACCAAACGTGCCTAGTTGCGATGAGTCTGTTCCTTCGAAATCTACAGGAGCAGAATCATTTTGTCGTTGATTTATTAATTGACTTTGTTGAGTTCCTTGTAGTTTAACTCTTTTGTCTTTTCTATCTTCTATTTCTTTTTCTTTTTCACTTTCAACACCTAGTTTTATTTGAGCTAGTTGTTTTTGGTATTCAAACTCTTGAGCCATTAATTGTTGCTTAACGGTTAACTCTGTTTGCATACGTTGTATTTCAAACTGAGACTTAGCTTGTTCAACTTGAACTTTAGACTCTGTCATAGCTTGATTCTTTTGAACCTCAGCCATAGCAGCAGCTTCAGAGGCTTTAGCATTTGCCTGTGCTTGCGCATCAATCATTTGCTTTTGTTGAGCTTGATCTCTTTTTATTTTCTTTTTTCTTTTTTGTTTCAGTAGTTGATTAGCTAGCTTTAGATTTTTTATCTGTCTAATATCTATAGCATCTTCAAGATCAATACCGTTATTTTTTAAAGCTATTTGTATGTTTTGCTCTAACTGAGCTCTTTCTTCTTCATCAGGTTCTAACTCTAAATATATACCGAAGTCATGTAAATTTAAATTAGATATTTCACCTAATGTTTGAGCATTATAAAGAGATATGCTTTCAATTAAAGCGTTTTTTGTTAAAGGGAAAGATAATACGTCTGCTATTTTTAAAGATATGTTTTCACATATTCTAAGAGCTAAATATAAGCTAGCTTGATTAATATGTTTAGTTGCTATATTGGATTGATTAGCGGCCATTTTAGCTATACCTACTAACGAATCTTTATCTTGTATACTACCATCTCTAGCTTCATTTAATCCCGTGACATCACGTATCATCTGTAAATAATAGTTATAAGTCTGTATAAGACTTTGTAATTTAGCACCGCTAGCTGATGATGTTAATTCTTGAATAGGTACTTTACCTCTATTTAATTCACCATCTTGCGTTAATGATCTACCAACAATACTACCAGTTTGAAAATACATATTTAATGCTTCTGCTGGATTATAGTTTGTGCCGTTGCCTAAATCAACTTCTGCTAAACCGTCCATATCTAAAAACACACCATCTGGTACCATCCTAGACAATACTTGTTGCATTTTTAAATGAGTTATTTGAATCATATCAGCAAAACCAGTTATTTTACTAACTAAAGATTCTATTCTACCCTTATACATTCTAGGTGCACATAAAGCATAATTCATTTCAACTTTAGTACTATCTGAAGCTGGTCTTGTCATGTTTTCAGCTAATTCCCATTTTAACATAGTATTAGTGCCTAAGACTTTAGCGCCGCTGTATAGTACTTCAATACTTCTTGAAACTCTATCATAAGTATCTGCCGGCGGTGGATTAAATTCATCCGTTTTTTGAATAACTTTTTCTAAACCATTATCTGTTTGTTTTAATTTAAAAACCTGGTTCATGTAAGTTTTATATTCAAAATATAATATCTGAACAGTGTTAGCATCATAATTACCCCAACCTGTTATATACTGCCTGTTTCCAGGCATTTTTTGTATTTTCTCTAGCTCTTCTTCACTAATTTGCGGAAATTGTTTTTTAAGTTCCGGTATAGTTATAGACTTAACTTCACCAACATAATATATATCTTCAAAGTTAGGATCTTCTGTATAAGAGTATATAACATGAGCTGGATCAACGTAGTCTATTGTTACTCCATTAGATTTATTAAAGTTTGTTTTAGCACAAGCTATTCCACATACCACTAAATCTTCATTAATTCTACGTTTAGTTAACTCCCATCTATTTTTAGCTAGTGTTGTTGATATAGCTTCTTCTTCTGCTATTTCAATTGACTGCTTATAGCTTAGCTGCATGTGCAGCTCTAATTCTTCTTTTGTTTCAGGTAGTAACGGTGGTAGTATATTAGACTGAGAAGCATCAATACCCAATGTTTGTTGGGCTAAAGCTATTTGCTCTCTAGCGAACATATCTTCAGCAATAGCTGTTGCGTAGTTGGTTCTTTTTTTAACCGACTCAGGATCTTGTGAAAAAGCTTTTATATCAAACTCTTTTTGTGATATACCATTTACAACTATATTTACAAACTTAGATATAACTGGTACTGGTTTCCAGTCTAAATTTAAATAAGACAAATCACCGTTTATTGACAATTCATCTTTATATTTCTGTGTAGGCTGCTCGCCTCTAGCATATAGTCTTAGACTGTGAAAGTTATTCCAACTCGTTAAGTATCTATTACCGTTAGTTCTTCCTTGGTCAAACCATTCAGTTTCAATAGCGGAAGCTACTTGAGATCCATACTCCCATGAAGCTTTTTCCGCGTCCGGTACTACCTGACTTGGAAAAGCGCTATTTGAATTAGTATATATTTTCATCTATTCGATTATTTTTGACAATGTACCTTTGTTGTTATATTTTTTAAAACCTAAATCATAAACTTTTCTTTGAATAACGGGATTTGGTCTATATTTATTTTTATTGCAAGCCATTATAGCTAAACCTGAGCTTATAGAAGCATCATGAGATGTTCTATTGTTTATATTAAACTTAGCCCAATCTTCTAATGTTCTTTGAAAATAAACATCACCGTAATCTCCATTTTCTTTTAAACCTACATATTCTTCTATATATGACTCTATAGCCGCAGCGTGTGCTTGTTTAATATCTTCACTTGAATTAGGTATTCCGCCTATCTCCCTTTCTGTTGTAGAAAGCTTATTATATTTTTTATCTGGCCTGTTCATTGAATAACCTCTATAACCTCTTCTTTTAAAATAATATAAAAGTCTTGGTTTGTTATTCTCTGCTAGTATTGGCATACCATAAAAAACGCAAGCCATTAACACATCTTCAAAAAATATCTCAGCTGTCTGCGGACGAGCGATGTATTCTAAGAAAAAATGATTAGGTGGAACGTTCTCCATACTAAACTTAGTTAAACCTGTTAAAGCACCATTAGAACCTCTTCTGTCAACAGTACCTGATATGTCATAACTATCACAACCAAAAGCTCCAGTATGTTCGTTACCTGGCCATTTTAATCCATTTTTGATTACAACTCTGTTTTGCATTTCAATAGGTGGTGTCCAAGATAAGAAAAACCTACCTTGTTTGCTTGGCATGAATAATACTTTAGTATCTTTTACACCGTTTACCCATTGAAAATTTCCTTGAGTTATTATTCCGCTGTTTTTTAAATCAGCATTCCAATCTATTTGTTGGTATATCTTAGTTAGATTAAATAAAGATGATTTAGCTTCATCTCTAAAAGCATGTTCTTCAGTTCTTGGAAATTGACGGTAAAATTCATTTAAACCATCTTGATCTTCCTTTAAACCGTTCACTTCATTTTGCCAGTATTCTATTACACCTATTTTTATTTTAGTCCCGTGAGGATCTTCAACTGGTTTTTTTGGTGTGTCGAAGACAGGTATGCCATAAGAATCAATGTATCCTTCGTAATTCCATTCCATAGGTATGAACAAAGAATAGAGTCCCGAGCTAGTCTGTCCGTTGGCGTTTCTTTTTGTAACATCTGAATCGTTATATAATTTTTTAAAATTATCACCACCTTTATCTAAAGAGTTTGATGTACTTCCCATCATACACTTACCTATAACCTTACTACCTAGTCTAAGTGTTGTTTTTGTAACACGCCAATTATTTAATATGTTGTTTGGTCTTTCCCACTTACCTGATTCATCATGAACTAATAACTTTAGTTTTTCACCATCATAAGAGTTGTCTCCTGTATTTTTCCAATCGATAGTGGTGTCCAGACCTGTGATTTCTTGTAACTTAGTGTTATCATCAAGTTTTCTACGCGTGAATTTAGAGGCTGGCACCCTGTACGCAAGTTCGGTTTTTGGTCTATCCATACCGTCTTGTATTGGTTTAAAAAAGAACGGGTAGTTGACTGATATTGGTACAACTTTATCGGTAAACATTTTCTTTGCGTCAGGACCAGATTTTGACAGTATGCCAAATCTTGAATCTGTGGATATTGTAGCAAGGTTAACTGACTCGGCTGATGACATAAAAGAGAATCCAGATCTACGGTTTTTAAGATAACACATTCCGTAAGATCTTGTGTCTGCTTTGCAAGCTTCCCAGAATATATAGAATAATCTGTTTGACTCCCTAAAGTCTGGTTGCCCAACATCAATTTTACTCCACTGCAAGTACATATAGTGAGTGCCAGTAATATAAGTAGGAACATTTTTATTAATGAACCAAAAACCTTCTTCACGCCTTGTAAACTCTTTGTCGATATAATCATACCATTTTTCTTTAAAATCTAAAGGGTATTCTTCCCAGTCAAATACTGATTTTATTTTTTTTAATTCCTTAGGATAACCTGAGTAACTCCATTTGTTATTATCAAATTCAACTACATCATGTTTTTTAGGTAATGCAATTTTTAAGTTTTGTATCTCATAAACCTCACCTATCTCTCCAGTCTTACTTATAACAACAACATCATATTCTTCATTATAACCGTAATCCCATTTCTTATATTTATTCTTATGATTTAAAGTTTTAGAATCTATATAGTTATTTAATACTTTATATAACTGCTGCTCGTACATTATTTAGATCTACCTTCAGCAAAACCTTTAAAAGCTTTTTCTTGCTTAATTTCTTTAGGTTTTTCGTTTAATAATTCTTCTTCTTGTTGTATTCTGCTTAATATTTCAAAAGCATCAAATATAGCTAGCTTTTTTGTAGCCGCTGCGTTTTTAAGTCTGTCAGCTGATATGTCATCGTCTGAATCTACTATAGGTTCTTTAGCTACCTTTATTAACTCCTCAACTGCTACCTGCCCAGCGTGGATTATATTCAACTTCGTTTCCTTCGTTTTCATACTTTATAACAATATCATTTGATTTCATACAATATAAACGCTCTTCGTCAACAATAAAATCATATTCACCGTATGGAGTATAACCAACAGTATCACCCTCGTTTATTCCTAGCGCTTCTAACGAGCTATTACCTATTTTTAATATACCAATAAGCTTTTTCTCTTTAGCTACTTCTAATCCGTCTTTTATCTTTAACGGTTTTATGAAACATCTACTGTTTATAGACTTCCATTTTATATTTTTTTTATAAAGATACACTTGATCTAAAGCACAAAAATATAAACCATTTATAAAAGATGATCTACTTTTCTTTTTAACGCCTTTCATATCGTAAAACGTACGAAAAACATTGTGATGTATTATTATTAAATCACCTTTTTCAATAGGAGTTTCATATGCTTTAGGTGTTTCTACAACCTCAGCTAAATTATTTACAAATTTAAAACTCTCTATTTTAGTATTTAATATAATTTTTTTATCACCTATAGATTTTTCATTGTCATATTCTTCTCCTACAGGTTTAACTATAAAGTCATATAAACTTCTCATTAATACTCTAAATCATATTCAACTGATATTGCCATGTTAGAATTAAATTTTTTCCATGGCAATACGTCGTTGTTTTTTTTGATGTGTATATTATAAGATTTATCAGAGTCATCTAGCAATATATGTGATATTTCATGACCACCATATACTTGTTGCCCTACTGAATAATGCATAGCATCATTTTTGTAGTCAGATCCGATACTGATCTTTCTAATATTATTTGTCATCTTCTTTTTCGATTTCAGTATAACTACCGTCTTCTAGGTTTACAGTTACTTGACCGTATTCATCTTCTAGTTCTTTTTTAATTTCCTCTAGATCTTTATTACTGCTAGCTAACTGAACTAAAACACCTTGTTTTTGAGTTTCAAGAACACCTATTGTTCTTAATA